CCCCTATATTATGCCATGGCAACATCACAGAGATAGATTCTATTGATGTACTAGATGTACCTCAGCAGTGGATCATAACTTATAAGCAACAACTAATCAGTGTAGTAAGACATAGACAAGGTAGTTTTCCCAAATATCTAAAAACAACCTATGCCACTTACGCACCTGCGTGTAACATGGCTACAAAATTAAACAACCTTTTCGAATGTGATGACTTTGGAGTTAAAGAGATACGATGAAAGACCTAAGCAAAATTACTTTTAAAACAAAAGCAGACTGGAACAAACCCAAGGATCCAGACGCCAAGCAAACACCCCTTAGACCCAGATATAAACAAAAGATTGGCAGTGTTGATGCCAAGAATGGTGTAACTGTCACAGAACATGGACATATCATATTCATTGACGGCAAAGGTGTTGAGAACATCAAACTCAAAATTACCCCTCGTTCTAAAAAATAATTGGTGTATTTTAAAAGTTTGCTAAATAACTTTATATGCAAACATAAGGTTGGTGGGCCAGCAATAATACCACTGGGAAATCCTGTTCTGATGTGTGACGGTACCCCAAATCCTGTAGTTGCAACAGGGCTTCAACGCACTTAACTGCCTTAAACAAGTAAGTGGGATCCACTGAAAGTTTGCGTTGTCGGAATGGTTATGTAAGTCCTAATTGATACAGTAATGTAACAATTGTGTGATGAATGAACACTGACACCTGAAAGTTCATTCTTAAAAATCGCTGTCGCTGGGTATGGAGCAGAGCCCACAGCACAAGCAATTAGGCCATTAAGTCGACTGTCGATCCCGTGGCGATGGGGCAAGTTTTTTTGCACGATATCCCGAACAGGGTGTCGTGTGACTCAAGGGCAAGTTATCTTTTCTACTTGTTATATCACTTCTTAAAAAAAACTTTTTTATATTACCTCTCGAATTAAAGAAAACGAAGTTGTAAAACACGAACGAAGTGAAGTGTTTGATGCCTTTAGGCATCCGATAAGATGATTGTGATATAAAAACTTTAAGGGTTTTGTCTTTTTGACGCTTTTTGCGTAGATCGCATAATCTCGCTAAATATCAAGTTGAAAAGGAATACCGCTATGAGTTGGCCATATAGAAGAGGTGAATTACATGGGAAAAGTAAATTCACTGCAGACCAGGTTAAAAAAATTGTCACAGACTTTATTGCCTTGAACCCCGATGGAGTTCGTCGAACAGGCACTCTCAAGAAGGTCAGTGATATGAACCCTTGGATGAGTACGCAGAACATTGGCTTCATTTGTCTAGGCAAGGCATGGCCACATATCACTCAGCCACTGTTAAAGCAAGCAGGACTACTTGATCCTAAGTATGAGATTCCAGGCTGTGATGAAAGATTTCACGGCACTAGCCCATTCTGGGAAAATATGAATCGCTTGGCTAAACAACGCAGAGAGGCCACTAAGCATGAGCAATAATGGTTATGTACAAGAGTTCCATGTAAGGCAATTGGCCGATGACACCTTTCAATTAAAGATTCACAGAGAAGATCCTGACTTGGATCTTACGCCACTTGAGTTCTTTTTAGATTACCAACAGTTAATACAACTCATTGATCAATGCAGAAAGGCATTAAAGTAATGCCAGATGATCTAACTAAACTATCAATAGACTGGGACAGCACTAACTTGAAGTGGCGCTTTCAAGCCACTCGTGAAGGCACTGCCTGGGCATGGATGGTTACTCCAGAAGACTTTAAACACATGATTGAAACTATGTCTGACATGGATGATGAACTCAATCAACGCCTTGGTGAGAGATTACGATCTAAGGTAAATAAAAAGGACAACAAATAATGCATCCAGGACACTGGCGAAATCCCGATAGGGATAATGATTTACATACAACACTCAAGTTAGTCAACAGTCTTTTAGCCTTGGCAAACATAGTAGTGTTAGGTTGGCTAACAATTACAGTGGGCACTTGGGTGATCCACTTGTTTACATAAGGATACCCCGAGATGGCCGCAGGCAAACTAAACATATTAATCGAACAGGGCGCTACTTTTAGCAAGACATTAACGCTAAAAGATGAGCACGGAGCACCCATTAACCTCACAGGCAAGACATTTGCCAGTAAGATACGCAGACGCCCCACAGACACACAGGCTGCGGCTACTTTCACTATGACTGTAATCAATGCCGCACTGGGCAAGGTGAGTTGGAGTTTAACAGCCACACAGACTTCAGCAGTTATTGCTGAACCTCACTACTATGATATTGAGATGACTGATGGTGCTACAGTAACAAGACTAATGGAAGGCACTGCCTTTGTAAACTTTGAGGTAACACGATAATGAGTCACACAACAAATCAAATTGAAGTCACAGCAGATGGACAAGACATTACAATCACAATTGGCGATTATACAGATGCAGATGCCAGACTGGCCATTAGCGTAACAGACGCTGGTGGTGATGGTAGCCTTGCTTACAATAATACTACTGGTGTTATTACCTACACTGGTCCTAGTGCTAGTGAAGTCAGAGCACACTTTAGTGCAGGTACAAACATTACCATTACCAATGGACAAATCTCCAGCACAGATACTAACACTACCTATGACTTATCAGCAGTAGATGGTGCGGATAGCAAGAAGATTATTCGCTTAACTGGTAGCGATGAAACAGATAGTGATGTTGTTCTAGTTCCTGGCACTAACATTACATTGTCACGCACAGACAATGAGATTACAATTAACAGTACCCCTGGTAATATAGATCGATTGATTGCTGGTGAAGCAGAACTTATTCTAAATGATGACAGCACAGTATCATTTCCTAACAATGTAATTGATGGTGGTGCAAACACCATTGACCTAAAGAGTGGCATATATGCTGAACTATGGTATCACAATCGTAATACTCCTGAAGCAGGCGATGGTACTGACACATATATCTGGGCTGAAGAAAACTATGCAGGCATTGCAGTTGGCAGTGTTGACTATGGATTTAAAGAATGGTACTTCAAAGCCAATGGTACTACTAGATTCCCCACACTAACTGTACCAGTTAATGATGCTGGTTATAGCAATGTCACAGGACAAGTATTAAAGTTTGATACTAGCGATGCTGGACAAGCAATCATCTTTGGTCCAAGTGCTACCTCGGGCGCCGCAGAGAGAATAGCCATTCAAGGTGCTCCTGGTGCTGATGGCACATATGGCGAAGGTGGCGATGTTTACCTTTGGGCTGGCCGTGGCGGCAGTGAAGTAGATGGCACTGGTGGCGGTAATGGTGGTGATATCAAGATCCGTGGTGGTCAAGGTCGTGGCACTGGCGGAAGTTATGGTGGCTATGTTAGAATCCAAGGCGGGGACAGCGAATATGGCACAGGTGGTTATGTAGACATTCAAGGTGGTGATGGTACTACCAATGGTTACACACGCATCTTAACCAGCACAGGCACAGAGCGTATTAAGGTAGATGATAGTGGCCTAAGACTTAACAATGCCTATACAATGCCAGATGGCGCTGGTAGTTTAAATCAAGTGTTAACCACTGATGGTGAAGGCGGAGTTACTTGGTCCAATGTACCCAACCCATTCGATCAAGATCTAAACACCACAGATGATCCTACATTCTCAGATGTTTACCTAACCAACACAGTATACACACCTAAAGTAGATGCTGCCATTAACGGCAATTTAATCTTACAAGGTGATGAACTACAGTTTAAGACTGTGGATGTTACCGCAGCCGCTAATACATTAAATTTCAACAGTTTAGGTTATCGTGCCAAAGCATTGACTTCATCATCAACTCTAGGTGCATATATTAGTGCAACCAGCACGGGTACAACTTCAGCAACATTTAATTTTTACTATCTAACTGGTTTGTATGATGCAGGTAGTGATACTATGCTAGGTGCTAGTACCATAGCAGGACAACCTAAATTGTTTGGTGTAGTAATTGGCAACGACAATGGTGAAGTAGTAGATGCTAGTACAGTTACAGATCTAGTTGACTTACCCTTGTTAGATTATGATACAGGTTATTTTGAGTTTGGTGTTAAGGTTTCAAGCATTACCGACATCACCGGCACCTATGATCCTGACATTACCCTAAACACACAAACTTGCACAATTAATCTAGTTGTAGGCGACGAAGCCACAACTGCCAATGCACTGTTAACTGATACTGATGTTGTCTATGCAGATTGTTTCCACTATGCTAGAAACACAGATGCTACTCTTGTTGCTAAACTAACCAAACTATTAGATGGTAGTTGGTATTCAAGTAATACATTGTATCGTGCACCAAGTCTTTCAAATTATTTCGATGGTGATAAGATTGCTGCCACCTATGTCAGTTACTCATATACTGGCACACAAGATTGGCAAATTACTCCACGCAGAGTTATTAACTTAGGTACACAAAATAGAATCAATGAACACATTCGTGTGCCATTTGGTCTAGGTGTTGGTCCTGGTTCAATTCAGACTAACCGTGGTATGGCTCGAGATGGCTTTGATTCTCTTGGTATCAACATTAACAACAATGGTAAGTTAATAGGTTATACCGGTAAGACTGGTCTTAACCTAACACAGTTCAAGAACAACAGTAACTTTAGCAGTGGTCTACCAGCAGAGCGTTGTGGTCCTAACTTTACTTTTAATAGTTTTGCTGGCAACGAAGATACTGCTAACAATCAATTGTATCTAACATCAGGTGATGGCATTGGTCAAATCACTTGGTTTGCACAACCAGCAACAACAGGTCTAACCAGTTCAACTTATGTACCTGCTAGTATTACAGTTAAGGCTACTGAAACACATGATACAAGTATCAAGCAAGGTGCTGGTATGTACTTGCAGTATACACCTAACAGTCAAGGTGGTAACTCACGACCAAGAACATTCCTAAGAGCAGAAGATGCCACTGTGGAAATGTTGGCCAAGACTACAATTAAACTAGGCAAGTTTAACAACAGTAGTGCTACAGCAAATAGAAACCTAAGCACAGCGGCTGCGGCAACCTGGGTCACTGTTGATGATACCAGTGCTGCCTTTACAGTACCAGTTCAATTCCCTGTGTATACTAAGGCAGCGGCCAATGCAATTACAGGCTCAGTAGGCATGCAAATTTGTATCAGCGATAGCAATGGCGGTGGCGGCAATGTTGGTGGCATGATGGCATTCTGGGATACTACCAACAGTCGTTGGAGTTATATCCACGATAATAATGCGCTATAAGGATTAAAATCATGGCCACAGGACCTAAGAAATTTAGAGGCAGTGTTTGCACAAAAGATTGCAGTGGTCACCGTGCTGGGTATAGATATGCTATGAAGGGTGGTGTTACTGCTAGTCCACATAGTTCAAGTTTTAATTCGGGCATGACTATTGGCATTAGACAACAATCTAGACCTAAGAGACGAACAAAACCATGAGTGAAATCGCCGACGAACAGATGCAAGCAGAGATGGAGTCAATAGGGAAACCTCGAGGCCGACCACCAAAGCCTGTGGATGAAAACATTGTATTTGAACTTGCACGCCTTATGTGTACCAATGTGGAGATCGCCGGCATCCTACGCATCAGTCATGATACACTAACACGCAATTACAAGGACATCTTAGATGAAGGACGCAGTGATGCCAAAGTCTGCCTTAGACGAGAACAGTTTCGTAAAGCCATGGAAGGCAATGTACAAATGCTTATCTTCCTTGGCAAACAGTATCTTAATCAAAGTGAAATCGTTGTCAACAAGGATGAACATGAAGTACTTCCTTGGAGTGATGACAAGTTTACTGAGCGTAAGAAAGACATCGTCAACGCAGTTGGCGAAGAATTTGACATCGTCACATTCGACAATATTACTCAACAGGAGAGTTAACATGAGATCTTTACCAGAGCGTGGAATGAGAACAAAGACTAATCGTCGCAAGCCAGGTCCAGGGAGAAAATAATGCCCATTCATAAAGCAACAGGTCCCCGTGGCGGTAAAGGTTGGCAATATGGCACACATGGCAAGGTATATCCTACTCGTGCTCAAGCAGTGCGCCAAGCACGGGCAATCAAAGCCAGTCAAGCGGCAGCAAAGAACAAAAAGAAGTAATGCCTTTCATAAAAGCAGACACAATATTAAAACCCATGCAGGCATTAACACAGTCAGTTTGTGTTACTGCTGAAGAGTTTGAACACCGTTATGCACAATGTCAATTGTGTGATAACTTTGACGAAGAACTTAGCGTTTGTAAAATGTGTGGATGCTACATGCGTTGGAAGGCGCAATTAAAACTGGCAAAATGTCCAGATAGGAAATGGTAAAATGGAAAGACCAAAAAGAGAAGATTACAAATCAGATGTGGAGTTCCGCATTGCCTACATGGCATGGCGTCGTGAACAAATAGCACAGAGACAATCAGAAGAAGATTCCGATGCCTAAGCATACGGTTCAGGAAGTATGGGAAGAACTTCAAGTCTTGAAGTTAAATCACTTTGAACATTTAAAACAAGATGTTGAACATGTTAAAAAGGATTTAGATCAATTAGACAAGAAGGTCGACAAGTTAGACGGTAAACTTTGGTGGTTACTCATTGTCCTAGTAACTACTGTAGTGCTACCTGCGGTAGTATCATTTTTAAAAACTATTACTATCTAATGCCATTATCAGCCGCCCAACAAGAAATATGCGATGCACCCCAAAGATTTAGGGTAGCAATCTGCGGAAGAAGGTTTGGAAAAACAACCTTGGCCATTCGTGAAATGTGCCGGTGGGCTCGTTATCCTAAGAAGCGCATCTGGTATGTTGCTCCTTCCTATCGTCAAGCACGACAAGTAGTATGGGCTAAGTTAAAAGAAACATTACTAGGACTTAATTGGGTAGCAAAAATTAATGAATCAGAACTTACCATCATTCTCAGAAATGGTACTGAAATTGCTTTACGCAGTGCTGATAATCCAGATAGCCTCCGTGGTGTTGGTCTTAACGGGATTATTTTGGACGAATTCGCTGACATGCAACCTGAAGTCTGGTACGAAGTACTTCGTCCTACACTGTCAGATACAGGAGGCTGGGCCTTATTCATTGGTACTCCAAAAGGAATAGGTAACTGGGCTAAAGATATCTATGACATGGCTCTCAAGGACAATAAGAACTGGCGTAGTTTCCAATATACTACAATTGATGGTGGCAATGTACCAGAAGAAGAAATAGAAGCCGCTAAAAATGATTTAGATCCTAGAACATTCCGTGCCGAGTATGAAGCAAGTTTCGAAGCATACACTGGTGTAATCTATTATGCACTCAGTGACAAGAACATTTGTGATGTTGAACCTATTACTGACAAAGATGTATTAGAAGTAGGAATGGATTTTAATAGAAATCCTCTTGCGGCAGTAGTAGCAGTTAAACGAGGAGACTTCCTTGAGATCCAAGAAAGCATTGAGATTCCGGGTTCCAGTACATACGACATGGCAGAAGAACTTCGCCGCAGATATCCACGAAACAAGATTAATGTATATCCAGACGCTAGTGGTAGCAGAAAATCGACCAGCAGTGAGGCGTCAGACCATGCCATTCTTAGAAATGCAGGCTTTCAGGTCCTTGTTAATAGAACCAACCCAGCAGTAGTGGATCGCATTGCCGCAGTGAATAGTAGACTAACCAGTGCAAACGGAATTCATTATATTAAAGTAAATAAAGCAAACAACAAATGCAAGAGTCTTATCAATTGCTTGACAAGACAAACATACCTTGAAGGGACACGCATTCCGGACAAAAATTCAGGTCTAGACCATTTACCGGATGCATTGGGCTATTGTGTATCTTACCTATGGCCTGTAAGGACGATAACACAACAAGACCCATATGCTCCTAAGGTATATGGTAGATATTGAGGATAACAAACTATGTTAACAACAGAACAACTAAGTCAAGTGCATGATGGATATGCTCAGAACTTTAAACGCTGGGACTATTTGGGTCGCAGTTACGAAGGCGGATTTACCTATACACAAGGTGGATACTTACGCAAGTACCTAAATGAAGATAGTTCACCAGGTGATCAATATGCACAACGCTTGCTCAGCACAGCATTAGACAATCATGTTAAGAGTACAATTGAAACATATCGTGCATACTTGTTCAAGACTGAACCAAGTAGAATTGGCGAAATCTTTGAGCGTGAAGATATCGATGAATTTACAGACGACTGTGACTTAGATGGCACAGACTTAGATCAATTCATGAAGAATGTCAATGACACTGCTAGTATCTTTGGTAGTGCTTGGATTCTTGTTGATAAGCCAGCATACAAGGCACAGACTCGTGCAGAAGAAATGGCCTTAGGTATCAGACCATATGTAACAATGTACACTCCTTCAATGGTACTTGATTGGCATTTTGAGCGTGACATTACTGGCCGTCAAGTTTTAACCTATGTTAAGATTATTGAACAAACTACACCTACATACGACATTGTTAAAGTATGGACACCGGATCGTGTAGAAAGTTATAAAGTATCTAAAGAAGGTTACACTATTGCTAGCCGTGATACAGTAGCATTCAGTCAAGGCGATGTAACAATGATTACTGCCAAGTATGACAAGATTCTAAGTGTAGAAGAATACATTAATCCATTGGGTTACATTCCAATGTTCTGCTATCAACTAGGCGGCACATATTGGAAGGGCATTGGACAAAGTGAAGTTAGTGATATTGCTGATGCACAGCGCATGATCTACAACCTATGCAGTGAGATGGAACAGAACATTCGTATCAGTTCACATCCAAGTTTGGTTAAATCAAGTGATACGGATGCTGCCGCAGGTGCAGGTGCTGTTATTACATTACCAGAACACATGAATGGCGACTTAAAGCCATATCTATTACAGCCTACAGGTGCTACAGTAGATTCAATCCTAGCCGCTATCAATTATAATATTGAAAGCATTAACCGCATGGCACACTTATCAAGTGTTCGTGGCAGTGTACAAAGTACACGCAGTGGTCTAGCGATCGAGGCCGAATTTCTCCTGCTTAACGCCAAACTAGCAGATCGTGCTCACAGTCTAAAAGATGCTGAAGAAAAGATCTGGGACTTATTCTTTGCATGGTTAGGTGAACCCATGCCTGAAGATTTTGATATTGAATATGAAACCTCTTTCAGTCTTCGTGATACACAGCGTGAACTAGATCAATTCAAGACCGCACTAGAATTAGTCGAAGATCCAGTATTCAAGAAGCATGCTAGCAAAACTATTGCACAAATTACCCTAGGTGAAGATGATGCAATTCAAGAAGTATGGGCGAGTATTGATTCAGAAGGTATGGCAGAAGACATGTCAGAAGAAGAATATCCGACTACTTCATCTGAAGGTTGCCCACCAGCAACACAAGATATTGGCATTAACTTAGCCAATAGACAAAAAGCAATTGACACAGCCAATTATGGTCCGTTGAATCCAGCATTGCCTAACACTGTATTCTGGATGAAGAAAGCAGATATGTGGAACACAGATGTAGCCACAGCCAAGCAAAGCCTATGCGGCAATTGCAGTTTCTTTGTTGAAACACAGGCAATGTTAAACTGCATCGAAGGTGGTCTTGCTGCCGGTGGTGCTACAGGCAACGAATGGGATAGTGTAGGTGGTGGCCAATTAGGTTACTGTGAAGCATTTGACTTCAAGTGCAAATCAACACGCACCTGCGATGCATGGGTTGCTGGCGGACCAGTAACAGATTGATAAGGTATTCTAGCCAATGTGCTAAATACCATACGAGATGACTCCCATCTCTTAAACATTAACGGAGGTTTAAACACTACTATGAGTGACAATTCATTGGACACAGCGGCAGTTAACGGCAACGAGGGCCAAACTAATGCTTCAACAAACACTACCTCGGATGGCGTTGCAAAGACATTTACTCAAGATGAAGTAAATGAAATTGTTCAGCGTAGACTTACTCAAGTACAGAAGAAGTTCGGTGATGTCGATTTAGATGAATACCGTGAACTTAAAGAACTTAAGAACAAGCAAGAGCAAGCAAACTTACTCAAGCGTGAAAAGTTCGATGAAGTACTACAGCAAGTCAAATCTGCCAGTGATGCACAGATCAACAAGTTAAAGAACGAGTTGCATGCAATCAAAGTAGACGGCAGTCTTATTAGTGCGGCAAGCAGTAAAAAATCTGTAGCACCTGATAAGGTTGCGGCGTTACTTAAGAATTCAGTAAGGCTGGCTGATGATGGTAGTGTAGAAGTACTTGACGATAAAGGTCAACCTCGATACAACGCCAACACAGCGGCACCTCTAACTGTAGAGGATCTAGTAGATGAATTCCTGCAAGCAAATCCATTCTTTGTACAGGCTGGTCCCAGCGGTACAGGCAGTCAAAGCAACCGTCAGAACACAAATTCTGACATTGGCGTATTAGATATTACTAAACTGGATATGACAAAACCAGATGATAGAAAAATCTATGCCGAATATAGAAAAAAAGCAGGTATCCGTTAAGGTACCGTTATTAATTTAAGGAGTCCATAAAATGGCAGGTTCAACAACCACAACACTAGACACCCTTTTGCCACAAATCGTAGCAGAAGCAATGTTCGTCGCTAGCGAGCGTTCAATTATGCGTGGTCTAGTACGCAATTTCAATCTAGCACCAGGTCAAGGCAAGACTGTTACAGTTCCTGTATACCCACTACAAACAGCAGCCACAGTTGCTGAAGGCGACATTGTTCCTAACAGTGAAGTTACAACAAGTGGTGCAACACTAACTGTTTCAACAGCCGCTGTTCGTACACTAGTTACTGACCTAGCAGTTGCATCAGCAGCCAGCAATGTAGTAGCAGACCTAGGTCGTCTATTTGGTGAAGCAATTGCTCGCAAGATTGACACAGACCTAACTGGTCAGTTCTACACACTAGGCGCAGGTGAAGGTAACTGGGGTAGCGCAATTTCAGCCGCTGACATCTTTAAGGCTGTTGCTAAGTTAAAAGCAGCCGCTGTTCCAACAGACGGCATGGTTTGCGTATTGCACCCATCAGTTGCATATGACCTAAAGTCAGCATTGACTGCACAAGGTAACACACCATTCACAGCAGGTGCTTATGGTGAAGTTGCTAACGAAGCAATGCGTATGGGTTATGTTGGTCAACTAGCAGGTATCCCTGTTTATGAAACATCAAATATTGCTCTTAAATCAGGCGGCGAAGCAGGCGAATATGCTGGTGCTGTATTCCACCGTGAAGCACTAGGTCTAGCAATGATCGGTGACATTGGCATTGAAGTCAATCGTCGTCCAGAATTCCTAGGCACAGATGTTATCGGCTATTGCCACTACGGCGCAGGCAAAGTCTACGACGCATACGGCAGATTCCTAGCGTTTGACGCAAGCATCTAATTTGAATAGACTAGGGTGGCAACACCCTAGTCGTTCGTGGAGAATATAATGTCATTTGCAACCAACGAAGATTTAACAGACTACATGCCAGACGCACTAGATCATGGTGTCGCTGACTGGACAGCAGAACTGGACCAAGCCTCCAGTGATGTCCAGCGTGATATTAAGATTCGCTGGTTCAATTTACAGTTCGGACAAGGTAGGACACTGTATGGTGCACAGATTGGTAACACTTGGGACCCAACCAAGTTAACAGCCAGTCAGTGGACTAAGTGTACAGTGTACAAAGCCATGTACGAATATATTCTACCTAAACTAAGCACATTCAGACCAGAAGGTGACAGTTTCCGTGAGCGTATTGATTTCTACAGAAAGATGTATGCAGAAGAACTAGGTGCAGAAATCGCCGCAGGCGTAGAGTATGACCTAGATGATAGCGGAAATGTTACAGAAGGCGAGACATGGGCTGTTCAACAGAATAGGCTCTTCCGATGAGTATCCGTGAGAACATTGCTGAGTGGTTTATTACTACACTAAAGAATCAAACAGATTTTCGTGTAGGCACAGTAACCCGTGACCCAGGTGTCAGTATTCCTGATCTGGCTCGCACAGCATTTCCTGCGGTACTTGTTGAAAGTACAAATGAAAACCGTGAAGACATTACACAAGGTAGACTTGCTATTGTTCGTCAGAGCAATATGGAAGTACAAATGAGTGTATGGTTTCAAGGTAAACCTATTGATTCATTGCGTAATGAGATGATCGACGCAATGGAAACACTGTATGATGCTGATAGAACTTGTGGCGGTTACGCTGAAGATCTACAGTTAGTTAGGGTAGAAGTAACTGATACAACCGAGGCTGCACCTTATGTAAAAATGGTGCTAGTCTGGAATGTGCAGTATGTTTATACTCGTGGTCTTGCATAAGACATTGAAAAATTTAAGGAGCAATTGAAATGGCCGTAAAACAAGGCAGAAACGGTGAAATTAAACTTTCACTAACAACATTACCAACAGCCGCCCCAGCAGACATCGCCGCATTAGAAGCCAGCGCAACTAGTGTACTAGGCAGTGTTCGTAGTTGGAGCCTAGACGAAAGCGTGGAAACAGTTGATTCAACAGTAATGAATGCATCAGCAAGTGGTTTCATCTTCCGTGATACACTACCAACTTTCAAGACTTGGACTGCAACCGTAGACTTCATCTACGATCCAGCAGATTCAGCACAGTTCGACAGCGACTTTGTTGCTGGTACAACTTTGAACATTGCAGTTTACCCAACAGGCGACTTAGCCAGTCAGAAAGTATTCGGTGGTTATTGCTTATGCACATCAATCAGCCGTAGCGCAAGTTACGATGGTTTGATTGAGTGCTCAGCAACCTTCGAAGGTAAGGCTACACTATTGGCCGGCGCTAACGCTGTTTAATAGGTAACAAGGAATATGGCAGTAACACCTAAAGGAGCAATTGATGAACTCAAAGCCGAAATGGGTGTTACTGTCAATTCTGCTATAAGAGATCTAGCAGATAACTTAGTTAAGAAAACGCCTATAGACACAGGCAGAGCCAAGCGTGGTTGGCGGCGTGTCGCAGAATTTAAATTTAACGGGCAGACACAAACCGTTATTCGCAACGATGTACCTTACATCGGTGTGTTGGACAAAGGTACTAGTAGGCAAGCGCCTAATGGCATCGTTGAGCCAAGTGTCGCAGAAATAAAGAGGAGATACAAATGAGTAGAGTTATGGAAGCCGCAAAGGCACATTTTAAAGATATTTTAGCACAAGGTCTTAAGGGACCTATCAGTGTTAATGAATGGGGCGGGGTAAATATATATTACAAGCCTGCTACTACTTTTCATCAAGAGTCTAAGATTGTTGAGTTACAGGCTCAGGGCAAGACAGTTGAAGCATTGGTGATGACATTGATTTTAAGAGCATTGGATGAAAATGGTAAACAGTTGTTTGCTGTTGCTGACAAGCCCGAATTAATGCGTGAAGTTGACCCAACAGTCATCTTGCGTGTTATTACAGAGATGAATGATCCAGATAGCCAAAGTAAGGTAGAGGAAGCCCTGGGAAACTAACTGCTTCCAACGATATACTGTTTTTGTTTTCTGTAGCAGAAACATTAGGTAAATCGGTGGAAGAGGTTGCAAATTTTAGTACAGTAGAACTTGCTGGCTGGTCAGAATATTTCCGTTGGAAGTCAGATGAGCAACAGCGAGCCTACAAACAAAGGAGATAACCCTTGGCTGATTACAACTTAGTCATTAAAGCCGTAGACCAAACACAAGGTACACTACGGGGGATTGAAGGAAACCTAGGCAAACTAACCGGAGCCGCTACCCTTGCAGGTCGTGCTCTTGGTGTTGCCGCTATAGCCGCTGCCGCAGTAGGTGCCGCTATAGCCGCTGCCGCTGTAAAAAGTGTGCAGGCTGCTACAGAAATACAGAATCTAGGCATTAGATTAAATGCGCTAACAGGTAGTAGTGAAGGTGGTGCGGCTGCATTGGATGCAGTACGCAAAGCCGCTGAAAATCTACCTTTTAGTTTACAAGAAATTGCTAACGCAAGCCCT